GGGGGTTGCCGGGTCGTCAATGACCCTCAGCTGCACCGTCATGGTCACCTGGCCGTTGTCGAGGGCCTGCTCCTGGGGCTCGCCGGCATAACGAAACCAGCCGTCAAACGGCAGGCCGATGGCGCTGTCGGTGTGTCCTAGCCAGATGATGTCGGGCAGATAGAACGCCACCACATCGGCGTCCTGGGCTTCGTAGTGGTCACGCAGCAGCTGGGCGTCGGCGTCGCTGATCTCCCTGTAGGTGAGGGTCAGCTGCTGGCCAAAGGCGGCGCTGCCCTGGAGGAACCGCTGGGCGTTGCGTCCGTAGCGTGCCACCTGCACCACGGGGAACTCCCCCAGATCGAAGCTCCGGGAGCTGGGCTCCAAGGACGGGAAATCGCTCATTTCTGGAACCGGGCAACGCTCTGGCCGACTGAAACCGAATCGCCCTCAAAAACGCGATCGGCTGCGAAATCGACGTAGCCCACCAGCTCATCGGCGGAGCTGGCCCCACCGCGGCGCTTGTAATAGACGAGATACCGCACGGCGGTCAGGGTCAAGGCTGCCCAGGTGGCCGTGCCGAAGGTGACGGTGGTTCGGTGCAGGGTGGTGTCCTTGGCCACGGTCACGGAGACAGCGACGCCTCCGGCGGTGTAGCCGGTGCCGCTCACCTCGTTGGTGATCTGGCTGCGTTTTGAGTGGGCCCGGTCTGGGGTGTAGCCGGAAGTCGTCAGCAGCGCGTAAAAGGTGTCGGTGTCGGCGTCGATGGCACCGGTGGCGGCGTCGTAATCGAAGGAATCGAAGAGGTAAGAGGCCATGGTTGGACGGGGCCGCGGGCGTTGAGGTCAGTCTAAGGAGAGCGAGAGAATGGATTTATGAGGCAAAGGTCGGGAACGGCTCGGTGGGCACCGTGATGGTGCGGGCGATGTCTTTGGTGATGCGGAGGGGGCCGATGAGGCCGTTGAAGGCCACAGCGCCAGGCACACTATTTGCAATGCTAAAATCTCCCGAGAATGAAATAGAGTTTGTTGTTCCAGTTCCAGAGATATTGCTCCCATTTACATAGAATTTCACATTATAGCTACTGCGTACAACGGCAACATGGAACCATGTATTTGTTGTCCATGCAAAGGCCGCTGAGCTGTACTCCAGCACGCCTGTCAATCCCCAGCGCAAGCCCGTGCCATCGCTCCGCGGAGTGACAAACATTTGGCTATCCCCGGTCAGGCCTACCAATATGCCAACTACTACCCCACTAGGGATGCTTGCAAAGTTAAGCCAAAATTCAACCGTAAAATCTCCCGTAAAACTAAAGCCAGAAGACGATGGAATCGTTAGGCCATCACCAACTCCATCAAACGACATTGCCCCCCCACCAAACGGCCCCTGGCCCGCCACGATCGCGGCGTTGCCGTTGGGGGTGACGGTGATGGCGTTGGCGCTGCGATCCGTAAAGGCGTCGCCGTTTAGCAGGAGGGAGACGTTGGCGTAGTAGGGGTCGCCGATCGTCCCAGGCTGCCAGCTGGTCAGCGATCCCGGCAGCCAGGAAACGGTCACATCCCATGTCGCACCTGACAGGAATCCCGTGATGCTGCCAGGGATCCAGTCAACCGCCACCTTGAACGTGGCACCTAGCAGCATCGTGCGGCTGATGGGCACAGCCTCCAGCTCGATCGAGACGTTGTAGAGGCAGGCATTCGTTGCCCCATCAGCGTTGATTTCTTCGATCTCCGGCTTGCCTGCATAGATCCATTGGTAGCCCGATGGAGTGAACCAGGCCGGCGTGTCGCTGCCGCTCCATATCTGATCGGGCAGCGTGAACGCCTGGAAGCTGCCCTTCGCGCCAGCGTGGTGGCTGCGGATACTCTCCATCTGCGTTTCACTCAGCAGCGGGAAGGTCAGCCGCACCTGGGCCCCCACCACTGCGTTAGACAGCCGCACCCGTGAATCGCGGCCATTTGCAGTTATGAACTGGGAATGGGGATAGGTGCCTGGGGTGCGATCCCTGGAGGCTGGATAAAGAGCGGGGAATTGGCTCATGAAGCGAAAAACTCATAGGTGATCATTGGCGTGACATAAAAGCCAGCACCGCCCGCCCCGCCGGTGCCACCCCCTGCGGCAATTGCACTCACCCGCCTGAACGTACCGTTTTCGCCCTTGAGGTATATCGTGGCGCTTGGGAAGATTAGCTCTGTTGGTCCACTACCGCTGCCATTCACTTTCGCTGCCTCAATAATAAAGCCGGCCCATTCCTCAGACCCTTGACGTGTAACTGCGACCGAATACGCTGCGCCACTGCCACTTCCTCCGCCCCCGCCGCCGCCTTGCACCCACCAAGCATATGCGGACTGAGTTACCACTAAAGTGTTTCCAAAGGGACGCGAAGTTGGCGGGAACGGTGTGATCGCTTTTTCCTGCCCTGTTGTGGGGTCTATGATCCTTACCGTATTATTTTTGTCGTCTGTGATTGGGGCGTCGTTGTTTGATGGCGGCTCTCCGCTGCCTTCGTCCTTCGTGCCAGACTCTGTTTCGCTGGTACCACCAGGCTCGCCCTCTTCAATCGCAGTATCTTCGCCGTCGATTATTTCGTCTGCTCCACCACCGCCCAATGTTGACTTGTCTACGTTTTCAGTTGAAGAGGACGAGTTGGTGTCATAGCTAGGCCCAGTGCGTGGGATGTCTAGCAAAACACCTGTCCCCGCTGCCGCTGCAACGGCTAGCGCCACCAGGCTGGCGCCTGATGTGGATACAGGAAAATGCAACAGCTGTAATCCAATTTCGCCAGTCGTCAGCCGAGTAATTTCATCGATTTCATACAAGTAGTCGTGCCAGGTTGACCCGTAATCGGCGGAGCGCCTTTCCATCGTCACCCGCACAATATCGCCCTCTGCCAAGTTGGCATTCCATGGGCCTGGTTTTAAGTTGATGTTGAGCCTGTGCGTAACATGATTCCGCCGCGCCTGGTCGTAGGCCGCGACTTTGGCTGCGTGGTTTTCATTTGTGCAGAAAGCCGAAAGGTCGCTTGACTCGTAGGGGCCGTCTTGGGCGATCTCACTTGTCCTATAAAACGTTGTGCGGATAATGCCTAAATCGTTCTCCTGTTGCTGCCGCCAAAGCATTTGACTGCAAAATGGTTTACGGTCGGCCAGCGGAGTGTAGTTGATCTCAAATCGGTCTAAGATTTCGCTTGCAGTGAACTGGTACTTCCATTCGACTGTCCCGGTGTTGATTGCGCCGGTAGATGTCGTGGGTAGCAGTGGCCTAAGGCCGTGCTTGCCATTGATCTTTGTGGGCCTAAGCAGGAACTTCGGCGCCAGCGTGCTTAGGTATTCTTCCAGGTTTACAGAACCTTCGATCTTTACATCACAATAGAGACCGTTGACGTCGAGGAACTTGGCTGCTGCTGTCATACTTGCAGTATCAATCAATCTACTTGGCACCCTGCTGCTGCGCTTCAATGCTAAAACCATGAAGTCAGCAAAGTTATTTGACGGGCCCGTCACTCCATCTGCCAGCCTGGTCACCGGGATGCCAGATCGGAGGAAAACATGGATTTGCCGATCCCACGTCGTATCCCCGTCGGGATAACTGGCGGTGAACGAAAGCGTTGAGATGTCGTGGTAAGTGCCACCAGTGCCACAAAAGCTGGGGCATTCCTGGGCGCTAAAGCCGGCGCGCTCCACCATGGCATTGCCCCTGGTCCAGGCGCCGGCCGGGCCGTTGTAAGCCTGGGCCATGGTGCCAATCCGGCAGCTCACCTGGAATACGTCGCGGATCTGAATAGCTGCCAGATCGCCTTCGCTGAGGATCAGCCGATAAGATGCGGTGAGCGTGTTGTTGCTGTCATTCGCAAACCGTGCCTCTGCTGCGGGCGGAGAGATCAAAACACCGCCGCTACTGGTCAACCGCCGACAAAACACAATCGGGACAGGATCGCCCAGGACAGCGGCACGCTGCTGTTTATCCAGCGTGGTGTTGCCTTCTGCCGCCTTCTCCACTAAAGGCGTGCCGGCAGAGCCGGCCAACAAAATGAACGGGACCGGTTCAGCGATCAGGCGCTCCACGCGAAAATCAGACGCGCGGGTGATTGGCCCTGGACCATTGATTGGCCCTGGACCATTGATCATGAAAGTGCCAGCCATCAGAACCTCAAGGGTGTGCCGATCAATCCGGCAGAGAATTTACGCGGCGGGAACTGTGCTCCAACGGGCGCCAAGCTGCTGCCCAATTGAAATTTAATGCTAAAAAGCGTACCGCTAGCCATTGCAATCTCGCCCAGGAAACTTGTTGCTAACGTCTGATCTGATTGTGGGACTGCATTGCCTGACAGCATGTCAAATTCGTAAACCATCAATTCGGCCAACCAGCCCTCTTTAAGGGCATCTCTTGCCACCCTCAGCGCCATCGGCGAGGCCTCCATGGCGATCGTGATCGAGGCCTGTTGGCCATCGGCCAGGCCGTCGGCCGTGAAGGCCTCGTAATCCCACTGCACCCCGCCATAGGTCACGGTCGAGTTGACGTAGTAGTTCTGCCAGCGGTAGCGCACCACGCTGCCGTCGCTGATCTCCAGATACTGCGCCTGGGCCCTAGCCATGGGCCACCCCGATGCTGCGGCGGCCGGCGGGGGTGCTCAGCTGGGCCAGGAGCTGCTGGGCCGTTTGGCGGGTCGCCTGGCGTAGGTCGTCCATCGTCACCCAGGTTTGGCCGCCCTGCTGCAGCACCGGGCCGGTGGTGATGTTGATGGAGGCCGAGCCGCCACCAGCGGTGGAGAAGCCCCCAGAGGAGCTGCCGGCCGAGCCGCCACCAGCGGTGGAGAAGCCCCCAGAGGAGCTGCCGGCCGGGATGGCATCAGCACCGCGGGCGCCAGAGAGGTAGTTCATCGCGAAGGTGCCGGCCTTGCCGGCTGGTACCACGTACTCAGGTTGCCCGCCTTCACCGATCTCGGCAAAGGTGGGGCCGGTGACGTAGGCGCCCTCGGCGAACTTGGGAGCCTGAACCTGGGGGATCAGTGGGATCGCCGGAATCTTGACCTTTGCGCTGATGCTGTTGGTCTTGCTGATCAGCGAGTTCACCATGCCGATGTAGCGGTTGATGATCGAGGCACTCCAGCTCAGCAGGCCATTGAGCGCACTTTTGCCCGCATTCACCACCGTCTGCCAGGCGCCGGTGATGGGCTTCACCACCCAGGTCTGGAACAGGTTGCCGATGGCAGTGAAGGCGCCCGTGAGCCAGCCGCTGAGGCCCTGCCAGCCGG